GTTCTGGTTGTGCATGGTCGAAGTTTATCACTCAAACCATATTGCGATAATAATCATTGCCAATTGAACAACAAACATAAGTACAAGCCCGGCGTGCGTTCTCATTTGTTTTTCCTATTAAAAAGCGTGACTCGGTAGATTATTCGGCGATCAATGCTTCCAGCGCATAACAGTAAATTTGCGCGTCCTCACACGTTCCAAAGTCTGCGGCACACTCCACGCCACCGGTTTTGTAGTGCGTATACACTGAATAGTAGACGGCGGGTTCTCTGAATTCGTCTAAATCTATATCGTCTGGGTTAATCGTTGACATCATTTCGCACGCTCGTTTACCGTCCTCTGTTGTAAATTCGACAACAATCGATAACTCGGTTCCGTCGTATTGGTCAAGGTCGCCAATGTCATAGAGTCGTTTCATGTTTTCCCTTTATGCGGTAGCGGTGGCGCGGATGTCGCGGATATAGTCGGGCATATCGTCGCCGTCCTCGTATGCTTCCATCGCCCAGATTTTCAGGCATTGCTGGCAGGTATCGCGCCGGAAGTCGGCAAGGTGTAGCGGTGCGTGTGCGGCGTGGACGTTGCGCTGTCCATCGTGGCGGTCAGTTAGGCAAAAGCGACGGCCTGCGTTGTATCCGGTTTCTGTGAGGTGGATCATTGCATTTTCCCTTTATGCTTGTTTGATGGGGATAACACGGCGCGCTTTCGCGTCCGTTACTTTTGCACGCGTTCCATGTGCGCGGAATCCTATTATCACGGCACGGTCGGCGCGTTGGCACAATCCGCAGGTTTCGCAGGTTTTATCTTCGCGGGTTTGAGCTGGGCACACTACAATCGCCCGTCCTTCTGGCGTGGTGGTGCGTTCTGGGGTATCCATCGGGACAATGCATACAAGCGGGAGACCATGCGCGGCCAGCGTGTCAGCCTCTCCAGCGTCATCAGCTGACAGGTTAATGGTGAAACCCCATTGCGTGGCATGGCGCGCCCATACGACAGCGTCAGCGGATTTTTTGTGCGTATAAGTAAAACCACGTTTCCCGATGTTTGCGCGGACAATCTCGCCCAGCGCGGCAGGATCAACGGATTCACCTTCACCGGGAAGGTCGCCGGCTACATTCATGCGCCACAATTGGCCGTCCGGTAGTGCGGCGATACTTTCGCAGGTATCGGCCAACAGTGCGCCCCGTTGCGGTACTTTATTCCAGCTCATGCGGGTGTAATAGTCCTCGGCGTAACAGTCGGAACGATAGTGCGGGCATGACGGCGGGCAAGTTCCGCGCTCGGAATAAGTAACAGGGATTGCGCCGGTTTTGCGGTTGGATGATTGGCGGACGAAGTGTATTTTCATTTTATTTAACCTCGATAAAAATCAGGTGGCCAGAGTCGTGCAAAGCCTTGGCAAGCGGATTGCGGATAATCGCTTGCTCCAGCGTGATGCGCGGGCGATAGGTTGCATAATTGCGGACGCGGCTCGGACGGTGCGGGCTGTTGCGTTCGCGGATGGAAAACTCACGGCCAGCGGCGCGCATGGCGGCGAGAAAGGTCGAATAATCACAATCCTCCTCAAGGTAAGCGAATGCATCCCGGCTGTAAGAGTAGGACGTTATCTTGTCGGCGATGCCTAGTTCAGCGAGCAGGGCGTGCGGTACTTTAAGCCAGCCGTGGCCGGGATCACTGATAAAGTCGAATTTTTTCATGGCGGCGTTTCCTATTAGATTGATTTGATTGCCCGCAGGATGCGCGGCTCTTCTCGGTACACCTCAACCTGATATCCAAGAGACTGGATATCTCTCAGCGCGTGCGTGGTGAGTGTGCGCGTGCCAGCAATACGGGCGAAAGTCTCAGACACTTTGCAATGTGGGTAGACGGTTTCGATGCCGTAATTGCTTTTAATCTTGACGGTGATGAACATGTATTAGTTCTCCTCTGTTAGCGCATCACTGAGTGCGATGCATGAGACGTATACTAGCCGATGCAATATATAAGTCAAGGTCAATGCAATACATTTTTAATGGTATTTATCTATCGATAGAGCTGGGATGATTGATTTTCTTTATTTGTTCCGGTACAGTTCGGGCAAATAGGATGTTGTGCGGGCTATGAATCGCGCTCCAGGTCAACGGAGTGACGGCAAGCAAGCGCGGCGGCAGGGATAACGTGAACGAAGTGAACAACGGCTCAGGATATGAAACGCTCTAATATCAGAGAGAGAGTAAAGACAGAAGGAGTAGAGAAGGTGATGAGAGTAAAGAAGGGAACTCTCACACCTAAGATGAAGGCATTCGCTGAACAGGTAGCACTCGGGGAAAAAGGGGCACAAGCTTATCGTATGGTCTACTCAGCTAAAGCCAAGCCAAAGACAGCAGGGGATAATGCAAGTCGATTAAAGGCTGATATCCGAATCCAAGCGGAAGTGGAGCGGATAGAGCGGGCGCATGAGCTGGCTGCGTTACATTCCGCTGAGGGCTTGAGGTCTATTGTCATCTCAACCCTTGCTGAGATAGCAACAAACCCCGATGCGAAGGATGCTGTTCGCGTGCAGGCGGTGCGTTCTATTGGCCAGCTTGTCGGCGTGGACGCATTCAGAGAGACTAAGCGGATCGAACATGTAAAGGACGCATCAGAGATTAGAGAGCAGATCCTCTCTCAGCTTAAGACTATTACTATGGACGCGCCAGACGTGCAGGACGTTGAGGTCGATTCGCTGCTCGGAGAACTAGAAGGTGACAAAACTCCAGAAGATGAACCCCACCACGGGGGTATGCCCGCTTTGGAGGAAAGGGACTCCGACTCTCATGAACATATTATTCCACACGAAGCCACCCATATTTCTACCCAACACGAATCCGATTCCGCTCCCAGCGAAACCCCCCCGTCACCTTTTGAAAATGGAGAGGGTGGGGGGGATATATTTTCAGCGGAAAGTGATGTTATCAAATGAGCAAGGTGAAAGAATTTACACCTTTCCAAAAAAGCAACACTAAGAAATATGTGAGTAGGGTGCTTATCAACCGGGAGATGGTAGCTAGGAGGAAAGAGCTAACGTTTGCGGAGTGTATGGAGGTGGGTATGACCCCGGCGCAGAAGGATGTGTTTTTGATTATTGATGAGTGGTGGAAGATACATGGCTTCGGCCCGAGCATTAGGGATATCTGTCGGATCAGGGGTAAAGGTGGGTTGGGGAATACAAGTGAGATTATTGACCGGCTGGTGAAGTTGGGAGTGTTGAAGCGGGTGAAGCGTAGTTTTAGGAGTGTGCGGCCGGTGTATGTGAACTTTAGGGAATTGGAGTGATGGATCTTAGCGAGCTGATAAACAAGCTTCCCCCGGCTGAGCAGGAGAAACTGTTCGAGCAGGTGACGCAGTATAAGGAGGCGGTAGTTCGTGAGAAGGCGCATAAGTCCTTTATGGCGTTTGTAAAGGAGATGTGGCCGGGGTTTATCCATGGACGGCATCATGCGCTGATGGCCAAGAAGTTTGAGGAGATTGCCGAGGGTAAGTTAAAGCGGTTGATTATCAACATGCCGCCTCGGCATACGAAGAGTGAGTTTGCGAGTTACTTGTTACCGGCGTGGTTCTTGGGGAAGAATCCTGAGAAGAAGGTGATCCAGACTTCTAATACGGCTGAACTGGCGGTGGGTTTTGGCCGGAAGGTCAGGAACTTGGTGGATAGTGATGCGTATACGAAGATCTTCCCGAACGTCGGGTTGCGGGCGGATTCCAAGGCGGCGGGCCGGTGGGCTACCAGTCATGGCGGTGATTACTTTGCCATTGGCGTTGGCGGCACTGTTACTGGTAAGGGTGCTGATCTTCTTATTATTGATGATCCCCACTCGGAACAGGAAGCAAGACTAGCGCAGGGGGATCCTTCTGTGTTTGATGGTGTGTACGAGTGGTACACATCTGGCCCGCGTCAGCGTTTGCAACCTGGCGGGGCGATTGTGATTGTGATGACCCGTTGGAGCGACAAGGATCTGACGGGGAAAGTGCTGAAAAGTGACAATACGGAGTGGGAGGTAATCGAATTACCGGCCATTTTGCCGTCTGGGAAGTCGCTTTGGCCTGAGTTTTGGTCGCTGGAAGAACTTTCTGCGCTGAAGGAAGAGCTGCCGCCGTTCAAATGGAACGCCCAGTACCAACAAAAGCCCACTGGTGAAGAGGGGGCGATGGTAAAAAGGGACTGGTGGAAGCGTTGGGAGGCAGAAAGACCGCCGCCATGCCAGTTTATTATCCAAAGTTGGGACACGGCGTTCACAAAAAGCCAGCGGGCGGACTATTCGGCCTGTACTACGTGGGGTGTGTTCCATAGAAACGAGGATGAGAACGACGTAAACATCATTTTGCTGGACGCATGGAAGGATAAACTGGAATTTCCTGACCTAAAGACGACGGCAAAGCAGTTTTACGACGAATGGCAACCGGATTCGTGCATTATTGAGGCCAAAGCAGCGGGTGCGCCGCTTATTTTTGAGCTTCGCCGCATGGGGGTGATGGTTCAGGACTTCACTCCTACCCGGGGAAATGACAAATTTGTGCGTTTGAACAGCGTTACAGACCTTTTTTCTTCCGGTAAAGTGTGGGCACCGGAAACGCGGTGGGCGGATGACGTAATTGAAGAGTTTGCAAGATTCCCGAACGCAGAGCATGATGACTTAGTGGACTCGGGCGTGCAGGCTCTAATGAGATTCAGGCAGGGTGGATTTTTGCGGCTGGATACGGACGAAGTTGATGACGATCTAGGCTGGCGCAGGAAACGAAACTATTACTAAGGACTAATTATGGCAACGAATTTTGACAAAGCTTTGTACCAAGCCCCGGAAGGTTTTGGCGTGGACGAGCTTGAGCCGGAAATTGAGATTGAGATGGACGAGCCGGAAGATATAACTGTCGGCATTGACGGCATCGAGATTGAAATTGAGCCTAGCCGTGAAGCTTCGGATGAATTCAATGAAAACCTGGCCGAAGTAATTGATGAGGGTGAGCTTCAGGATATTGCTTCTGAATTGATTGAGGATTATGAAGAGGATGTGGCCAGCCGCAAGGACTGGATGCAGACTTATGTAGATGGTCTTGAACTTCTTGGTATGAAGATCGAGGATCGTTCGGAGCCGTGGGAAGGCGCGTGCGGTGTGTATCACCCGCTGCTGTCAGAAGCGCTGGTGAAGTTCCAATCGGAAACGATTATGGAAACATTCCCGGCTGCTGGCCCAGTTAAGACCAAGATTGTGGGCAAGGAAACAATTGCCAAGCGAGATGCTGCTGAGCGAGTTCGTGAAGATATGAACTATCAGCTAACTGAGGTAATGGTTGAGTACCGTCCTGAGCATGAGCGCATGCTGTGGGGCATGGGCCTGTCGGGCAACGGTTTTAAGAAGGTTTACTTTGACCCGAGCTTGGATCGCCAGGTTTCTTTTTATGTGCCAGCAGAAGATGTTGTAGTTCCTTATGGCGCGAGTAATTTGGAAACTGCGCCGCGAGTAACGCATGTAATGCGCAAGACCAAGAATGAAATGCGCAAGCTGATGGTTGCTGGGTTTTACCGGGATATTGACCTGCCTGAGCCGGAAAATACTCTGGACGATATTGAGAAGAAGATTGCTGAAAAGATGGGTTTCAGGGCTTCGACGGATGATCGTTACAAGCTTCTGGAAATTCAAGTTTATTTGGATTTAGCTGGTTATGAGGACAAGGATGAAAAAGGTAAACCGACTGGTATTGGGCTTCCGTACATTGTCACTATTGAAAAAACATCTCAACAAGTTTTGGCAGTTCGCAGGAATTGGCACCCGGAAGACCAGTTTAACCAAAAACGTAGCCACTTCGTACACTACCCATACATCCCGGGTTTTGGTTTTTATGCTTTTGGCCTTATTCATCTCATCGGTGCTTTCGCTAAGTCTGGCACTTCTATCATCCGCCAGCTAGTTGACGCTGGTACTTTGTCTAACCTGCCTGGCGGTCTGAAGACCAAAGGCATGCGCGTCAAGGGCGACGATACTCCGATTGCCCCGGGCGAATTCCGCGATGTTGATGTGGCATCGGGAACCATCCGCGACAACATTCTTCCTCTCCCTTATAAAGAGCCGTCGCAAGTTCTTCTCACGCTGATGAATCAGATCGTGGAAGAAGGTCGCCGGTTCGCATCTGCGGCTGATCTGAAGGTTGCAGACATGTCGGCCAACTCCCCAGTTGGTACGACGCTGGCAATTCTTGAGCGTTCGCTGAAGGTTATGTCTGCAGTCCAGGCGCGTATCCACTACGCAATGAAGCAGGAACTGAAACTGCTGAAAGACATTATTCGTGACTATACTCCAGACGAATACTCGTTCGAGCCGGAAGAGGGCAATCGCCGCGCCAAGCAGTCGGATTACGATCAGGTAGATGTTATCCCTGTGTCTGATCCTAACTCGGCAACGATGGCTCAGAAGGTTGTGCAATATCAGGCCGTAATGCAGATGGCTCAGGCTTCTCCGCAGATTTATGACATGGTTGAGCTAAACCGTCAGATGCTGGATGTTCTTGGCGTTAAGAATATTGGCAAGTTGGTTCCGACTGCAGAAGATCAAAAGCCAAAAGATCCGGTATCAGAGAATATGGCAGTTATGAACATGAAGCCTGTTAAGGCATTCCTGTATCAAGATCATCAGGCGCATATTCAAGTTCATACGTCGGCCATGCAAGATCCTAAGATTGCTCAGCTTATGGGTCAAAACCCTAATGCTCAAGCAATTCAGGCCGCAATGATGGCTCATATTAATGAGCATATGGCTTATGAGTATCGTAAGCAGATTGAAGAACAACTTGGCGTTCCGATGGATATCCCGAACTATGAGGACGGGGAAACGATTCCGGAAGAAATGGAAGTTGAAGTTAGCCGCATGATGGCAATGGCGGCAAGTAAACTGTTGCAGAAAGACCAAGCGGAAGCTGCACAACAGCAAGCGCAACAAACGGCGCAAGATCCTTTGGTTCAAATGCAACAGCAAGAGTTGCAGATCAAACAACAAGAACTGCAACTCAAGCAACAAAAGCTGCAAATGGATGCTGCAGCACAAGCGCAAGTTAAGCAGCAAGAACTGGCAATTAAACAGCAAGAGCTTGAGATTAAGAAAATGCAACTTCAAGTGGATGCCGCAGCACAGGCGGATAAGCTTGAGATTGACCGTGATCGGATTGAGGCTCAAAAGGAAATTGCTGGTGTCCAGGTCGGGGCAAAAACCGCCAAAGACAAGGCTGAACTTGATGCTCGAATGGAGTTAGAAGGCGTGAAACTTGGATCACAAATCTCCAAGGATCGTATGGAAATGCTGCGACCACAAACGCCGAAAACAAAAGGTAAAGGGGAGTAACAATGGACAAAACGCTTGAAGTGCTTTTACAACAATTGCGCGAAAAGCGACAACAGATAGTCGATGCTGTAGCTACAAACGCTGCAAAAGACTATGCAGAGTATCAAAAACTCTGCGGGGAAATCCGAGGCTTATCTTTGGCCGAGGGTTACATACTTGATCTACTTAAAAAACTGGAGTTTTCTGATGACTGAAATTGCCATCGCCACAAACAGCGGTGAAATATCTACTCTGCCCCAAACAGCAGAAGAGAAAGCAAAGCAATTGCCTAATCCTACTGGGTATCACATTTTGGTGGCAATCCCGGAGGCTGAAGATAAATACGAAAGCGGTCTTGTTAAGGCAGATCAAACCCTGCATACAGAACAAGTACTGGCTACCGTGTTTTTTGTTGTAAAGCTTGGGCCTGATTGTTACAAGGATGAAAAGAAGTTTCCTACTGGCCCATGGTGTAAGGAAGGGGATTTTATTCTCGCCCGTCCTAACTCCGGTACTAGGCTAAAAATTCATGGTCGTGAATTCCGTATGCTAAACGACGATGTTGTTGAGGCCGTAGTCCAAGATCCGCGTGGAATTAGCCGCGCTTAACAAAGGAGAAACATGATGCAAAGCAATATGGATATGGATGAATTTGAGTTTCCTGATGAGAAAGAGTCTGAGCAAGAGACTAAATCTCAGCAGGATGAAGATTTTGAGATTGAGGTAGAGGACGATACTCCCGAGCCTGACCGTGGCCGTCAGCCATTGCCTATGAATGTTGTTGAGGATTTGGAAAAAGACGAGTTGGAAGAGTATTCCGACAACGTTAAAACCAAACTTAAACAGCTTAAAAAGGTTTGGCATGATGAGCGCCGCGAGAAAGAGCGCGCTTACCGTGAGCAGCAAGAGGCGATTGAGTTTGCCAAAAAGGTAATGCATGAGAATAATTCTCTAAAGGGCAGGCTTTCTCATGGCGAGAAAACCTTTATTGATACGTACAAGAGCGCAGCAGAACTGGAGCTTGATTCGGCGAAAAAGGCTTATAAAGAAGCCTATGATCGCGGGGATCCAGACCAAATTCTTGAGGCTCAGGATCGTATTTCTCAGGCTAATTACAAGCTTCAGAAAGCAAGAGAATACGTTCCTTCTTTACAATACGAAGAAAGTGTTGTACAAAGTGCACCAGAAGCACCAGCACCTCGTGTTGATCCTAAATCGGCGGCGTGGCAAGAGCGCAACCAATGGTTTGGCCGAGATCCGGAAATGACTAGTCTGGCACTAGGCTTACACCAAAAGCTTGTGTCGGAATACGGGGAGTCGTATCCCTCGACTGATGAATACTGGAATAAGGTGGACACCACAATTCGCCGCCGATTCCCTGAGTATTTTGAAGGAATGCAGGAAGAAACGCAGTCCACAAACAGACAGCGTACAGAAAAGGCTCCAACGGTTGTAGCGCCTGCGACTAGATCTACGGCCTCCAAAAAGGTCAAGATTAAGCAGTCTACGGTGAATATGATTAAGAAACTTGGAATCACACCGGAACAATACATTCGCGAACAACGTAAATTGGAGTCTAAAAATGGCTGATAAAACACCACGTAGTCTTGAAACGCGCGCTATGGCGGAACGTCCTAAGCAGTGGACACCACCCGAGCTTCTTCCGGAACCGGATAAGCAACCAGGCTTTGCGTACAGATGGATTCGCGTTTCGACGCTGAATTCGGCAGACCCCCGCAATATCTCCGCAAAACTGCGAGAAGGCTGGGAGCCGGTCAAACTCGAAGAGCAACCCAAATTTCAACTGCTAATCGACCCCGACAGCCGGTTTAAAGACCAAGTTGAGGTTGGTGGATTGCTACTCTGCAAGACCCCGATTGAACTGGTAGAACAGCGCAATTCGTACTATCAGAAGCAATCGGAGAGTCAGATTCAGTCTGTGGATAACAATCTGATGCGGCAAAACGATCCTCGTATGCCACTCTTTAAGGAATCGAAATCTACGGTTTCTAAGGTTGGCTAATATTATTTTTTGGAGTTGAACATGGCATATCCTACTGTAAGTGCTCCGTACGGATTCCGC